TTAGTTGGTTTTAATGAGGAACATGAGGAACGTTAAACTTTTTATATCAATGTTTTCGCAGGTAAAAGGCTTAAAATAGGCGTTCCTCATAGTCATTTAACTATTTTTCATGAGGAACGGTATGAGGAACGTTTTTCACGTTTTCGCAGGTAAACAGTACAATTTTAGCGTTCCTCATAGTCATTTAACTATTTTTTCGTGCATCGATAACTTGCAGAAAAGCTCGAAGAAGCCAACGTGCTAAGATTATGGAAGGTGATGATCATGAATGAAGCGAAAAGAAAGAAAGAATTGGTGGCGGCGTTTGCTGAGGTCGATGATGTTAAGAGCATCATCATGCCGATGCTCGATGATGTTGTTTTCCTAGAAGGGCAGTTGGAGCAGCTACGTGGTTGCGATCTGATACGCATCAATCCCAACAATCCAGCTCAGCAGCGAACGACACCAGCGGCGAAACTGTACAAAGAGCTTTTGCAGCAATATAACAACTGCATCAAGATTCTCGCGGGCGTGCTGAGGAAAGATGTTCCTGAAGAAGAAAGCCCACTCAGGCTTTTCGTTAAGAGGTCGATGAATGACTAGCACCAAGGCTTTGCACGATACTTGGCTATGGCAGTACCGTGAAGCGATAAGGCGCGGCGATATCATCGCAGGGCAGGAGCTTATAACAGAGCTTGATAGGCTCATCGCCGATTACGATGATCCACGCTATTACTACGATACGCGAAAAGCCGATTTCAAGATTTTGTTCATGGAAAGCTGCATTAAGCTCACCAAATCGCCTTACTACGGCAAGCCGATGATCTTGATGCTTTGGCAGAAAGCTTTCATCGAGGTTATGTTCAGCTTCAAGATGGTTTCGGATGATACAGAGCGGTTCAGGCGCGTTCTGCTGCTCATCGCTCGAAAGAACACCAAGAGCGAGACTTGCAGCGGCTTGGGGCTAACTGAATTGGTTACTGGTGCAGATGGCGAGGATATCGTTTGCAGTTCGAACGATGATAACCAAGCCAACATCTTGTATGAAGCCATCAACACCATGCGCTTGATGATCGATCCAAAGCAGAAGGACACTTGGAAGAATCAGCAGCATATCAGGTGCAACTTCAACGGTTCGAAGGTATTCAAGCTTTCAGAGCGCACAAGGAACAAAGAAGGGCGAAACATCGATTTCGCGGTTGTCGATGAGTGCCATGAAATGAAAGACAACAGCGTTGTTAAGCCGATAGAGCAATCGCAATCGCTGAAGCCGAATCCAAAGCTTATCATGATCACTACAGAGGGATTCGTGAACAACGGCTTTCTCGATGAGGAATTGAAGCGTGCAAGGCGCATTCTCAACGGTGAAGATGATTCGCTCAGCGCTGAGCGCTATCTGCCGTGGCTCTACACTCAGGACAGTGAAGCGGAGATTTGGACGGATGAGAGCAGCTGGCAGAAGTCGAATCCCACGCTTGGCATCGTGAAGCGTTACGATTGGCTTGCCGAGCAGGTCGATCTTGCTAGGCATTCCAAAGTTGATCGCATGTATACGCTGGCAAAGGATTTCAACATCAAGGTAAGCGATTCAGAAGCTTGGCTGATGCCCGAAATGCTCGAATACAGCAAGCTTTACGATCTAGAGGATTTGCGCGGTTCGATTGCATTGGGCGGCGTTGACTTGGCAGAGACCACCGATATGTGCAGCGCCAAGGTGCTCATGATGCGTGCTGGCGATAAGACGAAATACATTCACAGCATGTATTGGATACCTGAGAGCAAGCTTGAAAATGCAGATGATAGCAGCGTTGGGGCTAAATATACCGAATGGGCTAAGAAGGGGCTTATCAGGATCGTTGAGGGCAATGAGGTAGATGTTGCGCTTGTTGCCGATTGGTTCGCAGAGCTTTACAGGGATTATGGCATCAGGCTGTATAAATGCGGATATGATCAGCGCTTTGCAAAGACGTTCATAGAGCGTATGGATAGCTACGGCTTTGAAGTCGAAATGATCTATCAGAACAGGTATGTTCTAAGCTCACCGATGCGGCTTGTCGAAGCAGAGTTACGCGATGAGCTGATCGCCTATAATGATAATGAAATAGATAGATGGTGTTTGGGCAATACTAGTGTTCAGGTATGGAACACGGGGCAGATAATGCCTGTTAAGATAAAAGGGCAGGCTGCAAGGCGCATTGATGGCACGTTATCGCTTATAATGGCGTATGAAATGTTAAGGCGCTACAGGACTGAAATAAGCAATGCTTTGAGGTGATGGCGGTGGGCATCCTAGATTTCTTCAGGGGCAAGAAGCAGAACAGGCAGAACATGCAGTATGCTTCTATGCTCAACAATACTACACCGATCTTCTCGCAATTCGGCAGCAACATCTATGCAAGCGATGTTGTGCAACAGGCGCTTTACACCATCGTTACCGAAATGAAGAAGCTCAATCCAAAGCACGTGCGGCGCGATGGCTTCGATGTTGCACCTGTTTACGATGATGTTCAGCGCGTGCTGGATAATCCCAATGAGCTTATGACTAAGAGCGATATGTTGGAGAAGATCACGTGGCAGGTGATGCTGAATTACAACAGCTTCACCTATATCGAGCGTGATAGATCGAGCGGCAAGTTAACAGGGCTTTACCCTTTGGCACCTGTTCAGGTGACTTTTCTAGAGCAGGGCGGGCGGCTGTTCGTTCAGATGCTTTTCAAGAATGGGCAGCAGTACGTTCTGCCTTACGATTCTTTCATTCATATCAAAACGCATTACAGCATGAGCGATCTGATGGGCGGCAACGAATACGGGCAACCTGATAACGAAGCCCTGCTGAAAACGCTTGGGCTTAACGATACGCTGCTTCAGGGCGTTCAGAAGTCGCTTAAAAGCAGTTTCGCCATCAACGGCATCGTGAAATACAACACCATGCTCGATGATGGCAAGATCGAAGCTCAGATTCAGGAATTCGAAGCCAAGCTTGCAAATTCCCAAAGCGGCATCTTGGGTATCGATAACAAGGCTGAGATCATCCAATTTAAGCGCGATCTCGCAACTGTCGATGAGACTACGCTTGCTTTCATCGATGATAAGATTCTCAGGCATTTCGGCGTTCCCATCGAGATCGTGCGCGGCAGCTACACCACCGAGCAGTATGAAGCTTTCTACCAGCGCACATTAGAGCCATTGATCATCAATTACTGCGAAGCATTCACCAAGCGGCTTTTCACCAAGCGTGAGCAAGAGGGCTATGAGCACAGGATTTACTTCTATCCTAAAGAGCTTACCTTTATGAGCACCAGCCAAACGCTTCAGATGGTGCATGAGCTTGGGCAGAGCGGCACGTTGTATGAGAATGAGAAGCGCGTTGCTTTCGGCTATGATCCACTGCCTGAGCTTGTCGGCGTGCGTCTGCAATCGCTTAATTATGTTAACGTTGAGGATGCTAGGCAGTATCAGGTTGGCGCTGGTTCGGTTGATGCAAAAGACGAAAACGGCGATAATGCCGATAGCGGCAATGAGGATGGTGATAACAATGGCTAAGGAATTCGAACAGAGGGCGTATGCCTTTGAGATTCGAGCCGATGAGGATAAAGAGAAGAACATCGGCGTTGTGACGGGCAAGCCCATCGTGTATGAAGCCAAAACCGATCTAGGTTGGTTCGATGAGATCATCGCAAAGGGTGCGCTCGATGGTGCGAATCTCAAAGATGTTCGCTTTCTCGTGAATCACGATACTTCGATGATTCCCTTGGCGCGTTCGCGCAACAACAATGCTAACAGCACCATGCAGCTTATGCCCGATGATGATGGGCTTAGCATTCGCGTGAATCTCGATATCGAGAACAATTCTGAAGCGCGTAACCTTTACAGCGCCATCGAGCGCGGCGATATTTCGGGCATGTCGTTCATGTTCGCTGTTCGTGAAGATGAGTGGGCGGGCATCGATTCCGATCATCCCACGCGAACGATCAAGAAGATCAGCGATGTGCTAGAGGTTTCAGCAGTTACATTTCCAGCCTATGAGCAGACAGAGATAGGCGTTAGAAGTGAAGTGAAAGCGGCATTGGACAATGCACGTGCGGCGCTGGATAGCGCTAAGGCAAGCAGCGAAACGCTGGATAGCGCGGCGCTAGAGCTTGCAAAAGCCAAGAATCGTGTTATTGAGAGGATGATCTAAATGTTTACCAAGGAACAGCTTGAAGCACGTAAGGCAAAGCTTGTCGCTAAGCGCGATGAGCTTATGAAGCGCAACGATGAGAGCACCGATGTGAATGAGGTTCGCGCCATCGGTGATCGTCTGCGCGATATCGTTGATGATATCCGCGATATCGATGCCGATCTCATCGCGCTTGCCGAGAATGAGAAGAAGGATCAGGCTAATGAGGGGCGTTCTTTCAATGCCCTTGGCACCTACGGCGTTGCTGGTGCTTCTATCGAGAAGCGCGATACCGATGATGATCCCACTAACAGCATGGAGTATCGTAAGGCGTTCGCTCGATTCGTTACCAAGCATGAGCCGATCCCTGCCGAGCTTAGGGGTAATCAGAACACCACCACTGGCGATGTTGATTCTGTGATTCCCACCATCCTGATGAATCGAATCATCGAGGGTCTTAGCGTTTGCGGCATGATCCTGCCCCTTGTCACTCGTACTTCTTACGCTGGCGGGCTTGTCGTTCCCACTTCTTCTGTGAAGCCTGTTGCCACGTGGGTTGCCGAGGGTGCCACTTCCGATGCTCAGAAGAAGAGCACTGGCAAGGTTGTTTTCGCCTATTACAAGCTGCGCTGCGAGGTTTCCCTGTCGGCTGAGGTCGCTGCTATGGCGATCAGCGCTTTCGAAGATGTTTTCGTTGCCAACGTGGTTGATGCCATGACTATCGCCATCGAGAAGGCTATTCTCGCTGGCACTGGCAGCGGACAGCCTACGGGCATCCTTACTCAGAGCGTGCCTAGCGGTCAGAACATCGCCATTGCCGATAAGACGAACAACATCCCCACTTATGCAGAGCTTGTGGCTGCTGAAGCTGCCGTGCCTGTGGAGTTCGAGAACACTGCCAAGTGGTTCATGACTAAGAAGCAGTTCATGAAGTTCGTTGCCATGACCGATGAGAACAAGCAGCCTATCGCGCGTATCAACTACGGCATCGATGGCAAGCCTGAGCGTTCGCTTCTTGGGCGTGAGGTTGTCCTGCATCCGTATGCAACCGAGATGGGCAGCTATGTTGCGGCTATCTACGATTTCCGCGATTACGTGCTCAACACCATCTATGATCTCGGCATTCAGACCAAGCAGGATTGGGATAACGAGGATCACCGAATCAAGGCTGTTATGTCGCTCGATGGCAAGCCTGTTTCGAATGCATCGCTTGTCGTTATGTCGGTTTCTGCCTAAAAGGGGCGTTCAAAGATGAAGCTTAAAGCGATCAAGGTTTACTTCGACAAGGTAGCCGATAAGCTCAGAGAGGTTGGCGAGGTTTTCGATGCCGATGCTGAGCGCGGTGCCGAGCTGCTTGCACATGAGCTTCATTTGGTTGAGCAGGTCGATGAGCCTGAAGCGGCTGAGCCTGTTGAGACTAAGAAGCCCACTGCTAAGAAGTCTGCTGCAAAGAAGTAACTAAGGGGGTGGCAACGTTGGCTGATGAGACTTTCGACATGCTGGCAACTGTTAAGGTTGCGCTTGGCATCATGGGCAGCTATCAGGATGGCACCATCGGTGCTTACATCGATGAGGTAAACGAATACCTTGCCGATGCTGGTGTACCTGCTTCGATGATCGGCACAAAGCCCACGGCTGGCGTTGTCACTCGCGGCGTTGCCGATCTGTGGAATTACGGCGGCGGTGAGGGAAAGCTAAGCCCTTACTTCTATGAGCGCGTTATCCAGCTTTCAACTGCCGTGCAAGGCGGTGTTGATAATGGCTAGAGGTTACAAGCCTAGCGTGCCTTTCAACGTGGCAATGAAGCTGCTTGCACCTGTTTACAGCAGCGCCTATGGCGCTGCCAAGAAAACGTTTGCCGATCCTGAAACTGTCGAAGATGTTTTCTTCGGCAGCTTCAGGACATTCGGCGGCACCGAGCGCATCAGGAATGATGTTTACACGCTGGAAGATACGGCAACAATCGATTGCTGGTACGATCCTAGCATCAAGGCTGATTGCGCTATTTACGTCTGCGATACTGGCAGAACATACGAGATCATCGGCACACCTGAGAACATAGATTTGAGAAATCAATATATGAGCTTCAAGGTGCGGCGCGTGGGCGGTGCTGCCTGATGGCTAGGATGAGCATCATCGGCGATTCGTTCAAAGATTTGGCGCTTGCAATCGATAAGGCTGGCGGCGATCTGAAAGCTGCTGCCGATGAAGCCTTACGCGAAACTGGCAAGGTTGTTCAGACGAATCTTGTAAGCGCTGCTCAGCCTTACGCTGGCAAGGGCAAGAAGGGCTATGCCACTGGTGAAATGTATAGGGCTATCAAGCGCACATTCTCACCTGTTTGGGTAGGCGATGTTGCCGAGGTTGGCACTGGTTTCGATTTGCATGAGAACGGTGGTTGGCACAGCATCTTCATCATGTACGGCACACCACGTATAGCCAAGGATCAAGCTGTATTCAATGCCATAAAAGGCACTAAGACTAGGAAAAGCATTGTTGCAGCTCAGGAAAAGGCTTTGCAGAAGCATCTGAAGCTGAGTGGGGGCAAATAGCATGGGCATCGATGTTAAGCAGAGATTCATAGAGCTTCTAGGCGATTTCGGCTATCCTGTGATTCTTCAGGGCAGCTTGTCGAATGATGAAGCCTATCCTGATAGCTTCTTCACTTTTTGGAACAACAGCACCACCGATGATGCATTCTTCGACAATGCCGAGACGGCGACTGTTTGGGATTTCGATTGCAATTTCTATAGCATCGATCCCACGCTTGTTAATGCGATCCCAAAGGCTGTTAAACGGTCTTTGAAGAACAACGGCTTTGTCGTTGATGGCGTGGGGTATGATGTTGTAAGCGATGAGCCTACGCACACAGGGCGCGGGCTTGAAGTGATTTACATAGAAAGGGTGAATTGACATGAGCACTTATGTTGATGAGTTTCGCGGCACCGATAACCTCGTTTATGCCGAGGTTCTTACCGATAACAACGAGGATGGCGAGGGCTACACTACTGGTGCGGTGAAGGTGCTTGCACCTGTTGCCGAGATTTCGCGCACCACCGAGACTAGCAGCGATACCAAGTATTACGACAACAAACCTGCGCTCACCATCAATGCGACTGGTGCCGATACCGTGACACTCACGGTGCCTGTGCTCGATCTCGCTACGCTTGGCGAGATCACGGGGCAGGACGTTGATGCTGCCACTGGTGCGCTTATGGAAGGTGAAGCGGCACCTAAGTATTTTGCGCTTGGCTATCGTCTTAAGCTTACGGACGGAACCTATCGCTACGTTTGGCGCTATAAGGGTACGTTCGGGGTTCCCGATGCTACCAGCGCCACGGAAGACAATGGTACGGATTCCAGCAATCAAGAGCTTACGTTTACGGGTATTTCTACCATGCACAAGTTCACGAAGCCTAAGAAGTCGCAGAAAGCGCTTGTTGTCGATGAGCGCGATGGCAAGGCGAATCTCACTACGTTCTTCGATACCGTTACCACCATCGATACGCTGGTTGCCAAGGCTTAAAACGAAAGGGGCAGTGCTGAATGAAGCTCAATGTTTACGCTGTGGATGAGAACGGGCGCATTTCCCAAACCAAGGTTGCCAAGGTGCTCGAAGTGGATGCCTATGATCTCATGTATGGCACTGTTGAGGATATTCTTAACATTCTCGATGGCGTTGATGATCTGAACGACAATGCAGGGCTTCTGAAGCTGCTACAGGGCAACTGGAAGAAGATCAACAAGCTCATTCTCGATGTTTTCCCCGATGCAACAGAGGATGATCTGAAAAGCATCAAGGTTAAAGAGCTTGTGCCTGTTTTCATCGAGATTTTCGCCTATGTCAAAAACTCATTTGGCGCTGAAAAAAACTAAGTGAGGGCGGCGCTGATGATGGCGCTGCCCTTACCCTTTATGAAGTCTTTTTCGAATTGAACAACAATCTATGTGAGCGCTACCCTGCCTTAACGCCTTTCGCTGTTAGGCGTGAGAAGGTGGGGGAAGTGCTTCTTTTGGTTAACAGGATAAACCGAAAGCAGTTGAGGGAAAAAGGCATCGGCGCACATGATAGAATAACTGTTGATAGCGCTGGAAATACGCACATCAGGCGTGCTGCTACTGATGATAGCTGGTATTAGCAAAGGTGGTGAATGGCAATGGCAAAAGACAACGAAAGCACGATGAAATGGAAAGTTGACATTTCCGAGCTTAAAAAAGGTATGCAAGAAGCCAAGCGTTCGATTGCCCTTGCCAATGCCGAATTCAAAACGGCAACGGCTGGAATGGGGAAGTGGCAGAACAGCGTTGGCGGTGTTGAAGCGAAACTGAAGCAGCTGAAGAAATCGCTGAGCGGGCAGACAACGGTTTTGCAGCAGTTGCAGAAGCAATATGATATCGTTGCCGAGGAAATGGGCGAGGGCAGCACAGAAGCCCAAAGGCTGAAGCTTGCCATCGAGAAGCAGAAAGCTTCTATCGCCAAAACTCAGGCTGAGCTTGGGAATTACAACAGCAAGCTCGATGATCTGAAGAAGCAGGAACAAGCAGCCCAAAGCCCTATGGCACAGCTCAATTCGAAGATCGGCGATCAGGAGAGCAAGCTTGCAGAGCTTAAAGCTGCCTATGCCAATGCCACGCTCGAATTCGGCAAGAATTCGAAAGAAGCTAAGGATTTGGCTTCACAGATCGATAAGCTCAGCACCGAGCTTGCAGAGGATAAGAGCAAGCTGAACGAAGCCGAGAAAGCTGCCGATCAATTCGATAAATCGATAGATGAAGCTGGCAAGAGCGCGGCAGATGCAGCCAATGGCGGTTTCACGGTGATGAAAGGCGCTTTGGCTAACCTTGTGGCTCAGGGCATCAGCATGGCAATCGATGCCATGCGGCAGCTTGGCGCTGCTGTGGTGGACATGGGCAAGCAGAGCGTTGCAAGCTATGCAGAATATGAGCAGCTTGTCGGCGGTGTTGAAAAGCTTTATGGAGATAGTGCCGATCAGCTGCAAGCCTATGCTGCCGATGCCTATAAGACAAGCGGCATGAGTGCCAACCAATACATGCAGCAGGCAACAGGTTTCAGCGCATCGCTGATCAATTCGCTTGGCGGCGATACCGAAAGGGCTGCTGAGCTTACCGATGTTGCCATGCGTGCCATGAGCGATAACGTTAACGTATTCGGTTCCAACATGGAAGATGTGACGAATGCGTATCAAGGCTTTGCAAAAGCCAACTATAGCATGTTGGATAATCTGCGCTTAGGCTACTCAGGTAGTAAAGAGGAAATGCAGCGCCTTATCGATGATGCCAACGAATATGCTGCTAGCATCGGCATGGCATCCGATCTTTCACTCG